TCCAATGTGGAATTTTTCTTAAAGCAGGGAGAAACTCTTTCTTACACTGCTCAATGAGAAGTGAATCTGCTTCTGCCTGTGTGAGGGTATCACCAAGTTTGAATGCTGAACCGTCCTTCTTGCGAGTGGAACCCCAACCGATTGTGATTGGAAGTCCACCAGTCAAAGGGTCAGGATATGCCTTTAGATGGCATCCTTCAAACTCTTTAATTAACTTGATGCCCATTTGTGGAACATCATCACCACCTGTTACTGGAGCTGCGGCAGCAGGGGCTGGCGCAGCACTAGTCTTTTTTCCTCTATAAATCTCCGCCCAGTCTACATTGTCCTCAAGGAACTTGACGGGTAGATTATCTTCTAACCACTGAACTGCTTTGACGTGGTTGGGGTTTCTTTCATCATAGAACTGAAAGAAATTGTGTAAGTCAACTCTTGCCATTGTTGCCTCCGAAGTATTTTTGATAAAGTTGATTTGCTTCTACGTGTTTACCGTGATTCGTCAGATCTTTGATACGTTGTAAGATCTTTCTCTTAAAATTAATCGAAGATTCTTCCCCAGCCATCGTTGCCTCCTGGACACCAACGGTGCTTGAGAACTGCTTTGGTGTAGATGGTTTTTTTACCATTCGTCACAGGTCCAGTGTAGTTATCATTGAGAGAACCATATGGATCATTTACAAAGTATCCTTTGCCATCTGGTGTCTTACCGATGACTACACACATGTGCCCACCAGTAGGTGCAGAAAGAGAACCGCGATGCAGAATACCAATAACGACAGGTTTCCCAGCATCAAGACTCTTATCAATATCAGCAAAAGAAAGATTGTAACTAAAGTGTGACTTAACTCCATAACCTGCGAGAACTTTTGTCTGTACCGCATGGTCAGTCGTGTCACCAATCGCAAATACTTTCGTGACATATTCATCATCACCTTTGATGCTGCCAGGCTTGAGGAAAGCAAGGCACATAGCACACGATGAACTGTTACAAGTTCTATGTGCATCTCTATAGTTGTCTACTTGATTGAAATAAGGAACTGCAAGAACCTCTGGCGTAGGTGGTTTGGTTCTGAACATTCCAATCCAATCAGTTTCTGCATCATCCAGAAATTCAGCAGGTAGGTTATCCTCTAACCATTGAACTGCTGCTACATGATTTGAATTCTTTTCGTCGTAAAATTTAAAAAAATTGTGAAGGTCTAGTGTCATCTTCCTCTCCTATGAACTCTAATGAGAAAATATCATGATCTGGAATTTCGGGATTCAACCATTCACTAAATTCAGATTGAATCGCATGGGCATCTTCAATGTTCCTGTCACAGAGAGTATGAATGCGGTCAACTGCCCAATCATGAGTTGTCTGAAGGGTCTCTTCCAAAGTTACCATAATCTTTTCGCATATAGCGTCCTAGAATATTGCTATTATAGTACGCGGGCGAACCATCGTCAAGAGACTCAATCAACACATTATTTAGGAAAAGCTGTTTTGTTTCTTCGTAGTTGCATTGTCCTTTTGTTTTGTGGAGACTAAGGATTGTTCTACTAAACGAATTTTTTCCCCAAAACTTAACATCATCTTTGAGTTCAGGACAGGATCCGTAATATGCTTTCCAATCGGACTCTGACTTAACTTTTCTAGATTTTCCTCTTGGTGTGCGGAAAGACCAGAAATACTTTCTACCAATATAACTACGACCAGTTTTATCGCAGTGTATATGATAAACAAAACCAAAATGATCTTGAATATGATCAGACTCAAATATTTCCCCATTGTAGATCCAGGGATTTTCATAACTCATATTAAAGTATCTTATGAGCTATTATTTATCTTCAACGGAGACAAACCTAGTCTAGCAATAAAAAAGCACCCCTGTCAAGAGGTGCTTAAAGTTATGTTAGGATTCAATTATCTGTTTGCTTGTCTTTCCTTATAAGCATCCAGTTCTGCCTTTCTTTGCTCTGGAGTTTTTTTAGCATCAGCATCTCTAACAGCTTGTAGAGCAGCTTGAAATTTAGGGTCAGTATTTGGTTTGTTCTTGGCATAAACATTCATAGGACCTGAAGCAGGACGACCTCTTGGATCCATATGAGTTTCAACAATTGCTTCAATAGATTCAGAATCCATTTGAGTCATAATGTATTGTGCTTCAGAGATTGTTTCTGCGTGACCAGTCTCAAGAAGATACTCAAGAACTAAATCAAATACATCAAATTCTTCCTTCTTAAGTTCTGCTGCTCTTCTTGCTGCTTTGTTTCCAGTTCCATCATAGTTCTGTTTCTTAATTGGATTTTTAGCCATGGTTGGAGTCATTGGAGTTCCACCCAGACCTTCTCTATCAAAGCGACCTCTACCAGAACCACGAATTTGTCTGATTTGAGCAACATTAGCACCTTGACCTGCCTTTGCTCTACCAGAAGCAGTAGAACGAGCAGCAATCATTTCTGCTGCTTTTGCTTTACCCTTTTCACTGGTAATTGCTTCACCAATAACCTCTTCACCAAGTCTAGAAGCGGCACCTGCTGCCTTGCTGGCGACCTTGCCAACCGCTCCTGCTGCCTTACGGAGACCTCTTCCGATCAGACTCTTTACGCCACTCTTGACTTCTTCTTTCTTCTTCTGAGCGCCGTAGGTGACCTTATGGGCGGCAGTTCTTGCTGCTCTTCTAGCAGTGTCCTTAGCGATTGAAGCAGCGATTCCTGCTCCTGCTACGGCACCAGTTACCTTTGCTTTGGCACGTCCCACAGCGGTCTTTACTGCTGCCTTACGTTCTGCTGCTTTCTTTTCACCAACCTTTGCCTTTGCTCTTTCACGTCTTTGCTCTGGGCTTTCGGTGTCACTACCATAGGTGACTTTTGCTTCATCAATATAAAGAATTGCAGCATTTGCCACAGCAGTAGTTGCTTCATCAAGCGTGTATCCAAACTCTACACACTCTTCAACGAGTTCTTCTACGATCTCTTCAATCATTTCACAGGAGATTCCATCCCCCTCTTCATAGATATTTTGATAAGAATCATATAATGCTTTTAATTCAGATCCTAACATTTTTATACTTACAGGAATTCCTGTGAGTATTTATAAAAAAAGAGGGTCCAAAGACCCTCATTTCACATCATCATTACATTTACCCAACCATTCTTTTTTGTAATCATAATCACCAAACAAATATTCATCACATTCTGCTGCTTCTTGGTATGCGTTCAGGATTGCCTGCTCGCACCATTCATCATAGTTGGAATCCTGAGAAAGTATCTTTGGTAACATCTTGTTTAATCCCCCCTACAATGTATGATTCAACTTCGGTTTCCTGTGGTGCCACTTGGAGACCCTTGGAGGAAATCCAGTGCTCAGTCCATGGAAGAGGATTATTCTTCGCAGAAATATCATAAAGTGGTTTCAGTCCAATTGCCTTCATTCTACGATTCGCAATCCATTCAACATACTGCTGTAACAGTTTGTCATTCAGACCAATCATAGAACCATCCTTGAACAGATACTCTGCCCAAAGTTTTTCCTGGTTCACGGCATTCTCAAAGGTCTTGTAGACCCACTGCTCTTCTTCTTTGGCAATACGTGCCATCTCAGGGTCATCACCTTCCTTCCACTTGTTCATAATATTCTGAGTGATGACCAAATGCTGGTTTTCATCACGAGCAATCAGTGAGATGATTTTTGCACTTCCTTCCATAAGCTTGAGTTCGCCAAACGCAAAACTACAAGCGAAGCTGACGTAAAAGCGAATACCTTCAAGAATATTAACGTTTGCAACTGCTCTGAATAGTTTTCTCTTGAGTTCATACCTTGCTTCTTGTGCGTAGGGTACTTGTTCTAAAGCATGAATCCACTCATTTGTAGAACCATAATGCTGAGCACTATTAATGAAATCGTTGTATGCCTGAGTTACACTCACAGCACGTTCCATAATACGATCTTCCTTGAGAATCGTATCAAAAACTTCAGATGGGTCTGAATAAACATTCTTGATGATATAAGTGTATGAACGGGAATGAATCATTTCCATAAACTCCCATACCTTCATACACGCTTCTAATTCAGGTAGTGAACAGTATGGTGCGAACGCCATACCAGGTCCACGACCCTGAACGGAGTCCAGCATTACCTGATACTTCAGGTTGCTGGTGAAGATGTGTTTTTGTTCTGGGCGTAGCATATGATAATCGCTACGATCTTTTTGAAGAGATACCTCTTCAGGTCTCCAGAAGTAACCCAGTTGTTGTGTCGTTAGTTTATCAAAAATTGGATACTTGTAAGAATCATATCTTTGAATTCCTAGTGGTTGCCCAAAAAACATCGGTTGTTTCTTGGTGTCCACTTCATTTGGGTTAAAAACAGTCATTGACTCAACCACTGGTCTACCCTCTAAACCTGTTTTAAATCTTACAAGACTCACAATCTTCCTCCTCTGAATCTAGAATATCGGAAATTAAATTCTCAAGAGACTGACGGGTTTCTTCAACCTCATCATTCTTCATGTCGTGTGTATTTTGATAGTAACTGGTTTTCCAACCGTACTTATATGTAGTCAAAAGGTCCTGTGCCATCACTGAAGTAGGAACTTCATTATCTGGGTAATGCTCTGGATTATAGGACCAGTTTCCAGAAATCGCCTGATCAAAGAACTTTTGCATAACAGCAACAATATGAATATACCCACGATTGCTAGGCATATCCCAGAGCAGCGTATAATTGTTCTTAAGTGTTTGATACTGAGGAACAATCTGCTTGAGTGGTCCCTTCTTGGACTTCTTAATGGACAAGTATCCGCGAGGTGGTTCAATACCGTTGGTTGCGTTTGACACAACGGAACTGCTCTCCGATGGCATCTGTGCGGACAGAGTTGAGTTCCGCACTCCATACTGTAGGACCTGTGCTCTAAGAGACTCCCAATCATAGTTTAACTCGTTTGGAACGATTTCATCCACATCCTTCTTGTATGTATCAATCGGCAGAATTCCCTGTCCATACTTTGTGCGATGCGAATACTCACAAGCACCCTTCTCTTTGGCAAGATCAACAGTTGCCTGAATCAGATAATACTGGAATGCCTCAGTGAGATCATGTACCAGTTTCCAAGCACCAGGATCATCGTAATGCTCGCCGTGCTTGGCGAGATAATGAGCAAGACCAATAAACCCTACCCCAAGTGACCGACGTGCTCTGGTGGCGATTTCTGCTGCTCTGACGGGGTATCCTTGAAAATCAATGAGCTCATCAAGAGACCTAACAGCAAGATCGCAAAGAACTTGAAGATCTTCAAGATCCCTGATTTTGCCAACATTGACAGCAGAAAGAATACAAAGAGCAATTTCACCATCAGTATCATCAATATGTTGAAGTGGTTTAGTAGGAAGAGTGATTTCCTGGCACAGATTACTCATCTCAACTTTATCAATGAAAGAAGAGTGAGAGTTACAGTGGTCAATATTCATGATGTAAATACGACCCGTTTCAGCACGTTCTTTCAGGAGGTCCAGAAAGAGTTCTTGAGCTGCGATAGTTTTTCTTGGAATAGATTCATCTCGTTCATAACGAACATACAACTCGTCAAATCCATCAGTACCAAAAGCATCATACAAGCCAGGAACGGCGTGGGGAGAGAAGAGAGAAATCTCTTCATTGCGGATGAATCGTTCATAGAACAGTTTGGAGATTTGGATAGAATAGTCTAACTTACGAACGCGATTATCTTCGGTTCCTTTATTATTTTTTAGTACTAGGATGTCTTCTATTTCTTGGTGCCAGATTGGGAAGTGGACTGTCGCACTTCCTCCTCGTATGCCATTTTGCGTACAACAACGGACAGTTGCTTCAAACTTTTTGAGAAACGGTACAACGCCAGTGTGCTGGACTTCACCACCTCTGATTTTAGCGTTGATGCCCCTGATGCGACCTGCGTTGATACCGATACCCGCCCTTTGTGCAACATATCTGCCAATAGCCATATCGCTAGTAAAGATACTATCGAGGGTGTCATCAACATCAACAAGGACACAGCTAGCGTATTGTCTAAGTGGCGTTCGCACTCCTGCCATGATGGGGGTCGGAATGTTGATTTTGTGCTTTGAGATTGCATCGTAGTACTTCCTAACGTAATCTAAACGTGTTTCCTTAGGATACTTGGAGAAGATGGTTGCCGCAATCAAAAGGTACATAAACTGTGGCGTTTCATAAAGTGCCCCAGTGCTTCTGTCCTGCACGAGGTACTTATCAACGACCTGACGTAAACCTGCGTAAGTAAACAGATAGTCACGACTATGATCAATGAACGACTCAAGTTTTTCAAACTCTTCATCAGAATACAGTGACAAGATCTCGGTGTCATATACGCCTCTGCCCACACAACGCTCTACATGCTGTTTTACAGTAGGACAGTCATAGATACCACCAAACAACTGCTTACGAAGGGCAAACAGCAGCAGGCGGGCGGCAACGAACTGATAATTGGGATGTTCAAGATCAATCAGGTCAGAAGCAGAACGAATCAGAATCTCCTGAATCTCTGCTGTTGTAATGCCGTCATAAAATTGAATACCAGACTGCATCTCAACTTGTGATGCAGATACATTTGCGAGGTCCTTACATGCTTCTTCCACCATAACGTGGAGTTTATTTAAATCAAGAGGTTCAGTTTTACCGTTCCTTTTAACGACTTTTGTTCCGTTGCTCATATTTTCTTCCAGTTGTTAAACTTAATTTTTGCTTCTAAACCTGTGTATGTATTTGATTTTAACACATCCATAACATTAAGTCCAGTGAGCACCATATCATTGATATCTTTTTGCTCAATGGATGTTGGCCAAATAATCACCTTATCTCCTCTGTTGATGGTTTTTTCAATTCGGTTGACGATTTCTCGGTTACGTGGTTCGTTATCAAAAACGTAAATATAATTGCCCCAACCAAACGACCCAATATCAACGTCGGACCCACACATAGCAACAGCATTTTGTATAAACGTGGAGTCGAAGGGTCCCTCAACGATGTAAATGGGTTGCGAAGAATCCACTTTGTCAAGACCATAAATCTTCGGGACATCATCAGAAAGCATCACGGTAATATATTTAACAGGGTTCGGTCCGAGTGCTCTTCCCTGAAAACCAATCAAGTTACTTTCAGTATCATACATTGGTATAATAATGCGACTCTCATCCCTACCGATAGTGTCAAACGTAACTTTTTGAGTGTTTGTCCACTCCTTAAATTTGTCAGCAAAATAAAACTTTTCTGGATTCAGTTGCCTTTTTTCCAGATACTCTCTGGCGATTTGTACTTCTGATGCTTTAGGTAAATCCAGTTTCTTTTTGAAGACTGGTTTGACGAACTCAAACTTGGGTTCTTCCACAACAAAGTTTTTACCAGTGTGCCCCTCCTTGAACTTCTCCATCGTATATTGCTTATAAAGCGTTGGGTCAAGTTCCTTGAGAAAGTTATTGAAGGACATACTCGCCCCACAGTTATGACACTTAAAGTTGGTGTTATTCTTTACCGGATAAATGTATCCTCTTGTTTTGTTTTTGTTCTTCTGGGAATCTCCACAGATAGGGCAGCGAAAGTTGTAGAGATCCGCTTTGACCCGCTTAAACTTTTGTAGACGCGATGAAACGAGTCCAATATACTTGGAATCAACCAGATCCATTACAAGGGATTACTTTGCTCTTTCTATTGTAGCAGGTATTGGTTTGGGGGTCAAGAAAGAACTTATTGTTGGGACAATGCTGATTAAAAACGCAACTACAGCAATTGCTCCCACTGCTTTCCATTTAAACTGTGATATTTCTTCTACCTTTTCTTCAACCTTTTCTATTCTTTCACCAAGTTCTTTACTAATTGCTTCGTGTTGCTCTTTTGATGATACTTTAATATCCTCAATCATCTTTACGATAATATTGTCTGTTCGGTTACACTGTTCAATCTTTTCATTATGAATAGCAAGCATTTGACTGATATTTTGACTTGTCTCTCCTATCTTTTGAATCGCAGTATCAATACGCTCCATCATCTGCTCATAAACATTAATACGCTCTTCAAGCAGTGCTATTTTTGTTTCTGTAGATGATAATGGGAACATTGACTTATTGTGGTGGTTTTCTTTTCTGTAACCAGTTTTTGCGAAATCCCGTTCCGTAAATATATTTTTTACCTTTACGAACTGGTGGATCATCCCCAGCTTCCTTAGTACCAGCAATTTGTCCAGCACCAAGATTCATTGTTGGTGCTTCTTCTTTTAGAGAACGGACAATACCAATAATTCTATTAATATCCATTAGATTGAATTAAGTTCTTTTATACAGAAATTATCTTCAGGTATTTCATGAATATGAGTTTTAGGAAACTCTGGGATTCTGTTTAAGAAAACCAAAAAAGTTTTAATTGCTGGCCAAAGATCTTGTTCTAAATTATAAAACAATAATGGCACAGCAGCGTCATCAAAAACATTAAACAAGATTGTCAGATGATTTAAAATTAAATGTGTTTTTAAGACTCCAGTATTTTTATACCTTTTAAGAAGTCTTTTAACATATTTTATTCGCTTTAAATCATCCTCAAAATCTTCTTTGGTAAGAGCGTGAGGGTTATTATAAAATTTTATAGCAAATAACAAGTAGTTATTTTCATTCAACTCATCAAATCTCATACCATATTATCAGCTTTCTGGATATCTGGTGTCGTCTTCAGCGTCGTTAATGATGGTGCTTCCAGCAACAAGAGTTTCTGACTTAACTCTAAAGTTTCCGTGAGTATCAACATAAGTGGTAACGCCAACCCAACCAGCGTGTGCTACGGCATAAGCAGCGTTCTTGCCACCAACAGTTCTACCAGCTGCTACGTTTGTTTCAGTAGTTCCTACACCAAAGACAGCAGAGAATCTGTTTGATTTTACTTCGGGAGCAAAATACTGACCATCTTCAAGAGTGAATTTTGGTTTCTGAGTTACTGTATAACCAGCACCAGCAATCGTATTGAGTGTTGGGTGTGGGATCAGGAATTGAGTTGATGCGATTGAGATCAACGTTGCTGAAGTAATTCCAGAAACAACTGCCTGACCATAAGTAGCACCAGCACCAACAACTATAATATCGCCAGTGGCAATTCCAGCAGTTACAAAAGTTGTACCACTACCAGTTATAGTCTCAGCAGCAAGATTAATTGTTATAGTTCCAGTGAGATTGCTTAAAGAATCTTTATTGCCCCAAAGAGCCATGTTTCCTTACCTATAAATTCTTTGTATACAGATATTTATAAAAAAAGGAGACCTTATGTTTGGTCTCCCTTAAATTCACGCTCCAGGAGTTAAATCCTTTGCTCCTTTATCCTTGAGTGCTTTTTGAGCTTGAAGGAGAATGAGTGAGAGAATGCCGTTTGATTTTACCTTTGGGTTTGCTCCCAGTACTTCCGAAACTGCAAAAAGTGCGGTTGCGATCAGAGTTTGGTTAGCAAGACACCATGCGATTGCTGCTGACATAATAACCTCCGTGTGAAGAGTATCCTGTCCTATTTAGAAACAGATCACATTAAAGAACCTTTACCGTGTTTGGCAATGATTGATTGTCTCACTAAATCCATTGCTTTCTTAGTAGTTTCGGCGTGTTTCTTTGGATCAACTGGTTTTGAAGATCCGGTCTTAGCAGGAGATTGAGAAGAACGAATTCCCATACCACCTCTTTGAAGGTGAGTATCTTTCATTCTATCATAATCTTCTTCAGAAATAGTTTCTTCCGAAGCAACCATCACAATAGGATTCTTCACACCCATTGCTCTTAACTTATTCTTTACAAGATTGACCTTTGTTGGAATTGATCTTGGATCTTCAGCACCATCTTCAGTCTTTTTCATTTTTGGTTCTTTCTCATCCCCATACCCATTCTCTTCACCCAATTTTTTACCACCACGACGGGCAGTAAGAACAGCAGCAATAGCAGCCTGTCTTCGTTGTTCTTTGGTTCTACCTGCTAATTGGGGTGACTTAGATTTTTGGAAATCTGTAATTGCAGCACCCATATCAGTTTTAGCAGTGATCTTTTCATCAATCTGATCACCTTCGGGTTCATATGATGCTGATAAAGAAGTTAAGTTAACTCCTTTTTGAGAAGCCATTCTTTGCTTCATTGCCAATTCTTTTTGGGCAACATCCACTTTTTGCCTTGCGGTCAATACTTGATTAATCGCAGATGTATTTTGTTGTGGTTTTTGCTGACCTGTCTTCATTCCCATTTCAGGTCCAATTTGCTCTTTGATTCCAGTATTTTCATCTGGAAAAACTTTAATCAGTTTAGAGTTATTAACTCCCTCACCAGTAATCTTTTTGTCGCCACTCTCTTCTTTTTTCTTCTCAATTAATTCAGCAAAACCATCTTGCCAGTTGTAGTCTTCTTTGCGAGTCGCAATTGCCTTACCAACTGCGTTACGACGCTTCATCAGATACTTATCAGACTTATCACGATCACCATCATTATCCACATCACCATCTTCTTGTCCGACAGGATCTAAACCTTTACCAGACTTTGTTTTTGCGGTTGCTGCTCCTTTTAACTTTTCAGTCTTAGAAACATCACCATACTGAGTCATCTCAACAGATGAGATATTTGGATTCGCACGGAGTTCGGAAATCTTGGCACGGGTCGCCATTCTTACATAAGTATTTCCAGTCTTCTTATCTGTGACTCTGATCTTATATTTTTTATCTTCCATCTCATTAAGTTGCTGAAGATACTCATTCTCTTCAACAACGACTTCTTCCTGAACACCCTCAACAAAAACCTTATAAAGAGCAGATACGACAGTATCGGTAGCAAGTCTCTTTGTATCAACCAAATCTTCGCCAAGAAGCATTTGTTTTGCTCTTGCCTTTACCGCTGGAGCAGAATTAGACTTGGCAAGTTGTGTCATATATGCCTTTGAAACTTGAGCAGGATTCAACTTCGTGCCCTTATTCATTGACTGCCTTACCTTATAACGGGTATCATAAGCAAGTTGCCTTGCCTGCTTTTCAATTTTTTCCTTTGCTCCAGAAGCAGGAGATCCTGTAGGTTTTTCCATTGAGAAGATTTAATTGTTACTTTTTCCTGTTTCTATTTATGAAATTCTTGATATAGGCAGTATTAGTCAACCTCATCGCGTACTCTCTGACAGCATCTGTACCAACTTCTCTTTGATTAGCAGGAACTCCAGACACATCTGTAAACCTGGTAATCTTTGTAATTTGACTTTTATTAGAAGATTCCTCTACAAGTTTTTTGAGATTCTTCATCGGAACTTCTTGATAATTTTTAGTCTCCACAACATCTTTGATCCAAGACTTGAACATAATATTGTCTTCAGTAACACAGATCAAATAGTTGGTTCCACGACGAATAATTTTACCAACAAGTCCAGTGTTAAGATTTTCTACAAGTTGACCAATCTTATAAATTTTTTCCTGAATATAATTTTCACGAAGATTTAACCAATCAAACTTAGGAGCAATTTCCCAAAGACTCCATCCCTCTTTAATATTCATAGCAGAACGAAGAGTATTGTAAAGTTCCTTTGCCTGCTTATCATTCATTGAGGAAGGAACACCTTTACGGAAAGTTTTGAAATCACCTTCTGCTGCTGCCTTTCTTTGCTTTGATGCTGACATTCCTGTTAGATCATCTTCAGCATCGGGATCTCTTTCTCCAGCAGAACGAACCTCAATATTATCAAAAGCATAAAGTTTGTTGTTATAATTTCCAGAAAGATTTTCAAACTCTTTGACTCTATCCCCACCGCCAATAATTCTTACATTCGTATATCCATCCATATGTGCCCTCTTAAGCACATCAAAGATTGTGCGATTTGTTGGATCGTTGACAATCTTTTCACTATGCTTTGGAAACATCTGTCTCATTACAGAGACCTTAGTATCAGGATCAAGAGGGTTCTTTTTCTTATC